ACTAGAATAGGTTTTAGTTTTGGACATGGGTAGTTATACCTATAAAATTTTCTATGTCAAGAGGGAACGACAAAGAATCTAAGAAAAATTCTTAGATGGTACTTAAAGTGTACTTAAAGTATTATTATTTCTTTATATATATAAGTAATAATAGACTTAAAGTGTACTTTAAGTTACTTTAAGTACTCTAGTTACTTAAAGTTATACTTAATTATACCACATTTTATGTAAATGTCAAGAGAAATCTTTAAGTTTTTACTATTACTTATTGAACAGGTGTTCAATTAATACTTAAAGAGTTCTTAACGGCGAGGGTCGGGTATTATCTTCGGGTAGAATACCCTCTGAGAGGCTGTGAGTGGCTCTCTAAGTAGGCATGTCGTATATTCATGGGGGTCTACCTACCGTAGGCATGGAGATGGCTCTGTAAGGCTGGATTATGATTAACATTATGTATAGGGATTATGTATATGTCCATAGGTATAACGTATGTGTGGGGGTTAAGGTAGTGGTTCATGTAGTTACCAAGTGTATTTGACCCCCCGCTGTCATTGGGTGTATACGTATACCGGCACCGGGGTGGTGGCCCATGCCCCCCTGCTGTATTCGTATACCGGCACCGGGGTGGTGGCCCATGCCCCCCTGCTGTATTCATGGCAATTGCCTTGGGTTTTCTCAGTTAATGTAACAGTTTAAGTTCTAACCTATTGATTTCATTATGTTTTAAACACAATGTAGGATTATAATGTCTACAAAATAGCCGTTTTTCCTTGTGTTTTCAAGGGGTTGTGAGTTGGGGTGAAGTCATGCTCTTTACCCTACCCATAATAACATTATGTCTATACATATACCCCCACCCCATTAGGTCAATCATGCTGCCCTATTTATTATGTCTATACATATGCTCGGATCTGATAGGTAATACATTATGACCTATTTATTATGTCAGTCATTATGACCTATACGACATGAATACTTTATTCCTGTTATGAATATTATTATGTCTATACATAAAGCAACTATAACTTGCATCAACACAACTTATAGAGTCTCTTTATAGTATAAAAAGAAACCTATACTTTAGTAGTGATTCGTTTTTATTTATTGAGAACCATTCGCAACAACACAAAAATAGAATAAAAATAATATTTGTTTTCGTTTGTTTTCAATAACTTACAAGAACCATACTTATTATATGTATACTATCTTTTGTTTGTATGCCTATATGGTTTCAAGGTTTTTCGGAATGTCGCCGCTAGGGTTTTTCTCTAGGTCTAGGCCCCCGATACTTCCATAGCTACGCCTACTATTCGCATCCTGCTCTTGAGGAGTATGGGGAGTGCTATAAGACCAGCGTGGCGATTACATAAAATTCCTGACGGGGTTGTGTGGTGGTGTGGTGCTGCCCGATAAGAACAGTGGTGTAAGGCCTAGCTTGCTAGGGTGCCGCAACCCCCTAAGCGTCATATAGATATTTCATGCGTTTGCACTCTATATGTGTGTACTGTCTGACAGTGCTGCATCTGTGTTTGTCAAGTGATCTAAATTTATATGGTGGTGGTTTCATATTTGCGGTGGACTATGCTGAGATGCAGAAGCCGCATGGTAAGTAAACCTAACGCTATCCTATCCTGCCAACCAACGTGGGGTGTGATGGTGTTGGTGTTGCTTGCACTGCATACTTATCCTGAGTGTGTGGTGGATAGCAACACATGGAGTTTACGCTATGAATTTTATCAAAACAGACGAGAAAATCATTGAAACAATCGCCAGTATTGCCAAGCGTGGTGGGTCTTTGCAAAAAGATATTCATCGTGCTGCCTGTTCTATCTTGAACAGATGGTGTGTGACTGAGGATGTTTCAACTGCAACCAAGCACATGAATATGTTGCTTGATGCGCTGCCTGTGATGGTTCGTTCCAATGCCTTCAAAGATTGGGGTGTTCATATGGCGGGGCTTGTGTGGTCTGAAGATGATACGTTTGCCTATCATGCCAAGCGTACTAAGATCACTGTGGAGCAGGTTCAAGCTGCCAAGGCCAAGCCTTTTTGGGAGTTCAAGCCTGAAGCTGCGTACAAGCCCACTGACGCCGATGCCATGTTCCTTAGCTTGATTGAGAGCTTGGAACGCAAGGCTAAAAAAGGTGTTGACCCTGACAAGGGTGACAAAATGAGTGACGCACAGGTTGCGTACCTCAAGCAAGCCTATGCTGCGATGCCAGCATATGCCTGACATAAACTAACTGACATAAACTAAGCACCCCATGTATCAACGTGGGGTGTGACTTCTTGACTACTGATAGCGTCCTAATGATGGGGCGCTTTCTGTGTTCAATGGAAAGGATTAACTAATGATAGACGTAATAATATTCTCGCCCATCATCCCTGCCCTAGTGGGTGGTGTGATTGGTGTAATGATAGTGGTGTTCTGTGATGAATAATCAACAACGTATCCATCAAGACCTACTCACTGCCCTCACACAGATGGGCGGTGTGTCTACCTTTGCTGCTGAGTTGATTGCTCAGTATCTTTTAACCAAATACAAAATGGAGGAACTATAATGTTTCGTGATGACTTTCTTTGTCGTCAATGGTTTGACCAGTGGACGGCACTAAGCCGACAGTCTCAAGTCTTACGTCAAGACTTGTATCAGCTTTATGCTGATATGATGGGGGCGAAAGAGTGGGAGCATAGTGCTGATCGCCGTAGTCATGAAATTAATATCGCATGGGCTGAACACAAAGCCGATAGGATGCTGCAATGATCTGGAATGACGCAAAGGTTAAAGAAATGACAGACCTAAAATCATTAGGGTTGTCTACTGCTGAGGCTGCAAAGCGGATGGGGTGTCCTGTCAATGCTCTCTATGGGAAGCTAAGACGTATCAGACAGGGCAGCTTAACACACACCAAACCTGCCAATGGTAAGACCGAGAGGTTTAGCTCAAAGGCAGTGGGTAAGTCACCTCGTGCTGTCACCGAGACTTACAAAGTATTTATCGTTACTAATGTAGATACTAATGTAAAGTTTAAACTTGCAGGGATGGGGCATGAGTTGCCTGATAAAACCCTCAAGTCTACAATCATTGGTGAAATACGCCGTAAGTTTCACAAGAAACTTAAACAGACTTTTGAGTATGAAAGGGTAATGTAGTGACACGTGAACAAGCCAACAACCCTGACTTGGTGCGGGGCTTTAAGTGTGGTGAGAATGGACGGCATGTTTATCTAGGTCTTATGACTAGGGATGAGGTGCGTGAACTTCAGCTTAAATCTAACTGTGCTGTATGGCATCAAGCAAAGGTGACATAATGAAGAAATGGTATGACAACATTTGGTTTGACATTGCGGCTGTCTTATTGATAGCTGTGATGACAATAGCAATCCTGTTCATGGGTTGATCAATACCTAGAGTACACCTTGATGGGTGTACTTCATGGTACTGAGACGGTGCCTTTATAATGTTCTATGAAAGGAACACACTATGGCTAGAACTTTTTACACAGACGAGCACAAAGCAGCTACACTTGCAATGTACATGAACCACAGCCGTAAGGATACGGCGTTGGAGATGGGTGTGTCTACTAGGACTGTCACTGTATGGTACAAACAGGCGGTGGCATTGGGTGGCAATCTCCGAGACGATGGCCGCTTCTATACTCTTGCAGAAAAGCATGAGGCGTGTACATATTACAGTACTCATACGGGTGATCAGACCGTTGAGAAATACGGTATGACCGTAGCTGCATTGCACACATGGCGCAAGGACTTAGGCTACCCTAACAAGCATTATGGCCGCAACCTCAAGTCTGACAAGTCACACAATGATGTGGCTACATTGCACAGAAAAGCAATGGTTGAGGTAGACAAGCAGAAGGATGCCTATCGTGACAAGATGCGTGAGTTTGAGGCGTTGATTGACGGGTTGCGTTCTGATGCGTCAAGCATTCAAAATAAAATGTTTGACTTTCTTGAATCCCTCAACGATAAATGAAAGCACTGCCCCTCATGCAATACTGTGTGAGGGTACACCCTCTCTATAGGAGATTAATATGCCATATGAAATAGTGATGGTAGACCCTGAACTTGCAAAGCAAACTAACTCTTGTGTTGGACGTAGTATCACTGACAACAGTGACTACCTTGTTGATATGTACATTGAAAGGTGGAAGCCTTACCCTGTCAAGCAGACTGACGAGATACACAATGGGTGTAGTATTGTCGGTGGTTTTATCACGATTGCTGACAGCAAGGTTCGTGTCATGTTTGGTGTAACACCACGTGACAATGGGTTCATTGTTCGTAGGGTTGCTGACCTACACCCTACTGATGTGGTGCTGCAAAAGTTTGGTTCCTTTGAGGATGACAGTGCCTTCTTCCAAGATGATACCTTTGTCACTTGGCTTAGGAATTGTCTTCTCAAGTCCGACATGGCAGACCAAGAACCTGTTGATCAGAACTGGTTGTTACGTCTACGTGCATTGCAGCCTATTCGTTCCAAGATTGCACATGGTAAGATCAGTCTGTATCAGACCCGTAAGGATGCTGACAATGACAGGCATGTAGCTATGAAGGCTGGTCGTGCATTGAAGTATATCTTTCCTGAGCTTAATGACAGTGACATTGAGGTACTTGGTGATGCCTTCCGTGAGAAGTTCAGCTTGCGTACTTTTAAGCTCAAGACAGGTATATCACCTGATGACTTCACTCATGCCTACTCACACAATCAGGCAGACATGGACAATCCACGTACCACCTGTACTAGAAAGGCTATGATCCATTCTTGTATGCGGTACGAGTTTGAGAGACTTGAGGTTCACCCTTGCTCTGTCTATGGCAGTGGTGACTTCAAGATCGCTTGGCTTGAGACTGACAGTGGCCTCATTGCTGGTCGTGTGGTGGTCCGTACATCACACAAGTCTAGACCTCAAGCTGGCCCTATCTATGGTGTCTGTGAAAATTCTTTGAATCAGTTGCAAGATTGGCTTGACAGTATCAATGCAGTAGGGTATGACAGTGGATCATCTTGGATAGGTGCAAAGGTATTGGCTGTACCTCACGATGACAATGGTGCATACATAGGGCCGTACCTAGACGTAACGCCCCAACGTATGACTGCATCTGATGACGGTAAGTATCTCATTATTGATGACTGTGGTGAGGTAGATGCCAGTACATACCAAGGCATACTCAATGGCTGTTATACAAATTGTTCTGGGTGTGGTGATGGTCTCAGTGAAGATGATTACTACTACTCAGAGTATAATGACGAGCATTACTGTGAGTGTTGTTATAACAATGAGCATACTTACTGCGAAGTTACAGGTGACATGGTACACAACTCTGAGCTTGTTCAGGTATGGTACAGCAGCAGGTGGGGTATACAGTCAGAGATGGTATCTGAGTGTGACCGTGACAACAACTATGTTGAGTGTACTGATGGTAAGCATTGGCCTGATGATCAAGTAACATACTGTCAGTCTGAAGAGGTGTGGATATCACCTGTAGACATGGAAAATAATTACTTCCAATCAGATTGGGACGGTGAGTTATATAACAATGGTGTCATGTGTACCACTGAGGATGGTCATAATGTAGCAGAAGATGAGATTATTGCTAGTAATGATACTTGGGAGAAGACCCCTGAAGGTGTCTGGATAAAAGTAGAAGAGGAAGAAGAATGTATAGCTTAATAGAAATGCTGCGGTACAAAAGACCGCAAGGCTCAAGCACTCAGCAAGAGTTCTGTCAACGGTTCCTAGAACCACACTTTGGTTTGCCTGATCGTGATGGCAATTACATACTACGCATAGGTGACAACCCCACCATATGCTTTACGTCACACCATGACACAGTGCATAGGACTGAGGGATTACAGCAGCTTGTTGTCACTAACAACGTAGTATCTGTAGCTGATGCTGCTATATCATCGTGCCTTGGTGCTGACTGTACCACTGGTGTATGGCTTATGATGGGCATGATTGAGGCAGGTATTGAGGGTGTGTACGTAGTCCATGCAGCAGAAGAGTCTGGTTGTATTGGTAGTGCTGCCCTTGTCAAGAGCAATCCTTATTGGTTGACTCACATCGAGGCAGTGATATCCTTTGACAGATACGGTGACAACTCTGTGATCACTCATCAAAGTGGCAGACGTACTGCATCAGATGACTTTGCTAGATCACTTGCTGATGCACTTGACTTGCCACAGCTTATGCCTGACACAGGTGGATCATACACTGACAGCAATGAGTACTCAGACATAGTACCTGAGTGTACTAATCTTAGTGTTGGCTACTACGGCCAGCATGGTGTCAACGAGACGCAAGATCTTGAGTATGCTGACCTGTTGATGTATGCCTTGACACAAGCTGATTGGTCTAAGCTAGTGATAGCACGTGACCCATCTATGTATGAGACTCACTATGATGATGAAGACTTTTGGAAGGGTTGGGGTAGCCTACGTGGTAATAGTACTGGTAACTACAATGAGCCTCTTGATGATTATGATACAGATGATATGAATTATCTAGTCATGGAACATCCAGAAGCTGTAGCTAAGATGTTGATAGGTATGGGTTTTACACCTGACCTACTCATTGACGAGGCTAAGATTCCACCTCACGGTTATGCCAACAATTATGTTTCAAGGAAGTATATGTGACACTCTGTCACACTTACTACCCCTTGACCCTAGTTCAAACTGAGTATAACTTAAGGTACTTAAGGTACTTACTTAAAGTTTTTATTATTCTTAAAATAATAATACTTAAAGTATACGAAAGGTAAACATGAAGTATACACATAAGACAAAACGAAAGGATGGTGGTACGAGCTGGATGTTCTTGCCACCTGATGATGCAGCTAGAGCTGGTGTTGTGTCTACCATCACATTCAGAGATGGACGTACAGCTAGGCATGAGATACCAAAGTTAATCGCTTTGATTGATAGATTTAGAAGGGGTGAGGTAGTAGTGGGTAGGTGTGGACCTAGCTCTACTCTAAGCCAGCTACTCACCTTTTACCTTAACACAAAGCACTTCAATTCTTTGTCGTTCAATACACAAAAGAACTACGAGTACAATCTCAAAGCTATCTGTGCTGGTACTGTGTTCAATAAAACTATTGGCAATATGCCTCTTGACAGGTTGAACACACACATCTGTACTGAAATGTATGACCAGTGGGAAGTAGACGTAAGCACAGACCATGCAAATCAATATGCAAGGTTGTTCTCTGTTCTTATCAATCACTGCATCTCAATGGAGTTGATTATGTATAATCCCATGAAGAACGTGAAGAAGCGTAGCCACACACCACGGTCAGTTGTCTGGACTAACGAGCAGGTAGAGCTATTCTTAGACACAGCGTTCAGCCAATACAAATGGCGTAACGTAGGCTTGATTGTTCTGTTTGCATACGAGTGGGGTCAACGTCCTGTAGACATACGCAACCTTACATGGAACAGCATTGACTTCACTAAGAAGACTGCAACTATTACCCAAACTAAACGTGGTGCTACCGTTGAGCTACCCATTGATGATCGTCTAATGGAAATGCTTGAGCAGCAGGAGACTGATTGGGGTTGGCAAGAGTATGTAGTACCATGCCAGAGAGCCTCAGACAACGCTTACAGACCACTCTCTGTAGTCCAGATGAACTACCTAGTTGGTGAGGTCAAGGAAGCTTGTGGCCTACCCTCAGACTTACGTGTAGGTGATCTAAGAAAGACAGCTATAGTTGAGATGATCAAAGGTGGGGCTGAAGCTATGCAGGTTATGTCTGTGACAGGTCACAAGAATATCTCGTCACTCAACCCATACCTCAAGCACAATCTTGAAACAGCAATAGAAGCATTGGATAGGAGAAAGAGGTGAAGAAACCTAACCCAATGGCTAAGGACTTGCGTCAACCTAAGTACAAACCGCAGGTCATACCAGATAAAAAGAAACCTACGATCCGCAAGGAGAAATACAAAGGAGACAAGGATGAAAACTAGGGAAGAGTTACTTCAGGAGATTGGCGAATTAAAAAAACTTTGTGACTCTTGGGAAAAACAGGTCAAGAGATTGCTTACTCGTAACGGACAGTTACTAGAAGATATATCAAGACTGTCTGCACAATTAAGGTTATGGAAAGGAACAGCACCGTGAACAACTATGTATACACAGCCATTGGACTTGTAGTATTTTACATTGGCCTCAAGATGTTTAGTGGTGGTATGAAATCTATGGGTAACATAGACCACTTGCAGTGGTTCTTGGGCAACCCAATCTATATGTTCTTTGGGTCAATCGTTATGACATTAGCATGGCAGAGTAGTAGCCTTAGCACTACGGCAATCATTGCCTTGGTCGCATCAGGTGTTCTACCGTTACCTGCTGCTGTGGCTGCTGTGCTTGGGGCTAACATAGGTACAACAGGTACGATCTGGTTGGCTGGACTGTTAGTGTCTGACGGTATGCCAAGGGGTGATACACTACGCATAGCCATGATACACACTGGCGTTAATCTTTTGATGGCGATAAGTCTATTGCCGTTTGTAAATCACATAGCTAAGTATGTTGGGAGAGTAGGATGATTAAAGTAACATACATAGACCACATGGGCAGTGACCTCAGTGTAGTCAATGCAGCACGTGTATCCTTTGGTAAAAAGAGTGAGGCACTAGGTACATCAGGTGTAGAGGGTAGACCTATGACACCTATCCTCAATGATCCTGACAAGAGGCTAATCAAGTACCTAGCCAAGCATGAACATATGTCACCCTTTGGTCATGCCTTTGCATCCTTCCATATCAAGGCTCCTATCTTTGTAGCTAGACAACTAGTCAAGCATAAGTTCCTACGTTGGAATGAGATTAGTCGTAGGTATGTAGATGATGAACCTGAGTTCTATGAGCCTGATGAGTGGCGTGGTAGGGCTGACGATAAGAAACAAGGCAGTGCTGGTAAAATTGCATCAGGCTCACCTGACATATTATCTTTTCATTTAAATAAGGTGGCATTAGATAACTATAAACTGTTACTCCATCATGGAGTATGCCCAGAGCAAGCACGTATGGTGTTGCCGCAAAGCACTATGACTGAATGGTATTGGTCAGGTAGTCTTGACGCCTTCATGGATATGTGCAATCTAAGATGTAAGCTTGACACACAGTACGAGACTAGGTTAGTTGCAGAGTATATACTGAGTGAAATGATTAATTTATTTCCAGTATCAGTGGAGGCATTAAGAAGATGAAAGGTATAAAATTATATGGCAGACAACCCACACCTAGCGTGTCCGTTTGAAGACTGTGGTTCATCCGATGCCTTCAACTGGAATGATGATGGCTACGGCTTTTGTCATAGCTGCGGAGAGTCCTACCCCGCAAAGAAAAGTGTAGCGACATTTGATTGGGCGGCTCATGCCTACCCGATAAAGCAGAGGATAAACATTATGGATGTACCTGTAACGGGTAGTACCTTTAATAATATCAGAGGGCTTAAGCCTGACGTGTGTCAGGTGTATGGCATCCAAGTACAGACAGGTGATGGTGGTGTGCCTGTCAGATATGCGTACAAGTATCCACACACGGTCAAGTATCGTGACTACAATGACAAGTCCAAGTCTTGGGTTAAGGACAGGGGCTTGGGTATGACCCATCTGTTTGGCCCTGACTTCAACTCAGGGTCATCCACACGTATATACATTACCGAGGGTGAGTTTGATGCTGCGTCTCTCTACCAAATCCTTGGAGAGAAGTGGCCCGTCAAGTCCTTGCCTAGTGCATCTATAGGTGAGAAATTTATCAAGGCTAACCATGCCTACCTCAACTCTTTCAAAGAGGTGGTGTATGCAGGGGAGCTGGATGATGCAGGTAGACGTGCAGCAGACAAACTATACGAGGCACTAGCAGATAAGTTTTGGTATGTCCCTATGTCTAAGCACAAGGATGCCAATGACTTTCTCACCAGTGGTGACAGTGATGATCTTAAGTGGGCTGCACTCAAACCACAACGGTACTCGCCTGATAACTTCTTCTGCTCTGACGAGGAAGTAGAGGCAGCTATCCTTAATGAGAATCCTTATGAGTATGTACCTACAGGTCACACAGGTCTTGATGATAAGACTAGGGGCTTGGTCAAGGGTGGCATCACATTCCTTAAAGCACCACGTGGTACAGGTAAGACTGAGGTGATTCGTTACTTTGAGACAGGTCTACTCAAGACACCTGATGTACGCATTGCCTTGCTACACATGGAAGAGATGAAGTCTACTACCTACCGTGCTATGGCTACCTATGAGTTGGGGGTCAATGTCCGTACAAAGGATGATGCTAGGGAGAACAATATCTCTGAGGATAAAGTGATAGAGGCAGCTAAGGATGCTACCAAGGGTGAACGTACTATTGTGTTTGAGATGCGATCACATGATGATCCCCTCAAGTTGCTTGAGTATATACGTCTAGCTGCTAGTGTGTATGGTGCTGGTTATATCTTTATTGATCACGTCCAGCGTCTAGCTTATCTCTCTAGCTCAGGTGTTGACGGTGCTACCAGTACATTGACCACACTAGGCTCACGTGCAGCACAGCTTGCCAAGGAGCTGAACATTGGTGTGATCTTTATCTCTCAGGTCAATGATGATGGACGTACCAAGTATGCAGCAGCACTAGAAGAAGAGGCAATTATATGTATCAAGATTGAACGTGATGTTGAAACTGATGATGAGATTCTGCAGAATACTACCAACTTTATCATTGACAAGAACAGACCGTTTGCTAAGTTGGGTAATGCAGGATCAGTCTACTACGATCCAGACACTACATTATTAAGTGAGGAAACATACAATGAAAGGAGTGATATGGCAGCATGATTGTATTTGATATTGAGACCGATGGTCTTAACCCATCAAAGATACATTGCCTTTCTTATACGAGTGATGGAATAGAGCACAATACACTCACCGACTACGAAGACATGAGACAATTACTATCTAATCAAAAGGGTTTGATAGGTCATAACATTGTGCGTTATGATGTGCCTGTACTTGAACGTATCCTTGGTATTAAGATTAGGTCACGTCTGTATGACACACTACCTATGTCATGGGTTATGAACTACGACAGGGGTAAGCATGGACTTGATGGTTTTGGTGAAGACTTTGGGATACCCAAACCTGTTATCACTGATTGGTCTGAGCAACCTGTAGAAGTTTATGTCCATCGTTGTGAAGAAGATATCAAGATCAACTGGAAGCTCTGGCAGAATCTACTTAAGAGGTTCATGTTTGTGTACAAGGACAAGAAAAACCTTGACAAGTTCTTTGGTTATCTTTCGTTCAAGATGAACTGTGCGTATGCTGCAGAGCATGTTGGTTGGAAGCTTGACGTTGATCTTGCTGAGTCTAGCATTGACAAACTCAAGGAGCAACAAGACCACAAGGTCAAAGAGCTACGTGAAGTAATGCCTATGCGTAAGGTTATGTCTGTCAAGACAAAGCCAAAGGTATGCATCAAGAAAGATGGCTCTGTGTCTGCTCATGGTCAGCGTTGGTACAACTTATTAGTACAGAATGGGCTACCCAAAGACTATGAAGGTGACGTAACTGTAGTCAAGGGTGTTGAAGATTCTAATCCTAACTCACCTGAGCAGGTCAAGGATTGGCTCTTTGGTCTAGGTTGGGAGCCTTGTACTTACAAGTTTGATAAGAACAAAGAGACAGGAGAAGAAAAGAAGATACCACAAGTCCGTAAGAATGGTGAGCTTACTAGGTCCGTTCAGATCTTAATTGATGACAACCCAGCAGTGGGTGTTCTTGATGGTTTGACTGTGATTCAACACAGGCTTGGTATCTTACACGGCTTCATACAGTGTCAAGACAATGGCTACCTCAAAGCTGGTGTCAAAGGTCTTACCAATACCCTACGCTTCAAGCATGTCAAACCTTTGGTCAATCTGCCCGGCGTTGACAAGCCTTGGGGTAAAGAGATACGGGGTTGTTTGATTGCACCAGAGGGTTACACCTTGTGTGGTGCTGACATGACGTCTCTTGAAGACACAACCAAGCGTCACTACATGAAACCCTATGACCCTGACTACGTAGAGGAGATGTCTAAGGAAGGTTTTGATCCACACCTTGACCTTGCTAAACATGCTGGTGCTGTTACTCAAGATCAGATTGACAAGCACAACTCAGGTGAGTCAAGCCTTAAGTCTTTACGTAAGAACTACAAGGTGGTGAACTACTCAGCCACTTATGGGGTAGGCGCAGCTAAACTGTCACGTGAGACAGGTATGTCTGTGAGTGAAGCATCAGCTCTGCTTGATGCCTACTGGGAACGTAACTGGGCTGTCAAACAGTTTGCCGAAGATCAAAGGATCAGAAAGATCGACGGTGAAATGTGGGTACAGAATCCAGTGAGTAAGTTCTGGCACAACTTGCGATACGAAAAGGACGCCTTCTCTACTATCAATCAAAGTACGGGGGCTTACTGTTTCGACAAGTGGGTTGCACTATACCGTACCAAGAGGGGTAACATCATTGGACAATTCCATGATGAGAGTATTAACCTTGTTAAGAAGGGTGACGAATCAGAGCATACAAAAACTTTGGTTTGGGCCATTGAAAAACTTAACGAAGAACTTAAATTAAATGTTGACTTAGGCATTGACGTGCAGTATGGTCAACGGTATAGTGAAATTCACTAATCAATGGAGGGCCAAATGGCTACACGTAAACTTAAACTAACTGGTATTGCTGAGTGGGCAAAAGTGTTCACAGAGAACCGTGACATGCTGGGCTTTGAAGAAGCCTATGTAAGTTGTGATGGTGCTTGCACTATTGACTTAATCATGGACGATCAAAACATGGCACTACTTAAGGCTTCCAAGTCTATGAAGCGAGGTAAACCTGATCCTGAAGGACGAGGTACAATGGTACGCTTGGTGCGTAAGTATGACACAGGGTACGATTGGGCTAGTGGACCACCCGTAGTAGTCAAGGCTGATGGATCAGAGTGGGACTTTGACACTGATGGCACCATTGGTAATGGCTCAACAGTAGAGGTGATTGTATCAGTCTATGATACCAAGATGAAGAGTATTGTAGGTACACGTCTTGACAAGGTTACAGTACTCAAGCATGTTCAGTACGAGTCACCTGATGCTGACGTACAGTCAGTGCCACCACCTACTGAGTCAGCACCACTAGAAGATTCAGAGGTGATGTTCTAATGATTCTTATTGATGGTGATATCATTGCTTATCGTGCAGGGTTTTCCTCAAATGATCTTGAAGCACCTGATGCAGAAGCTAAGGTGGATGAGCTGATAGACACCATCATTGAGGACACTGAGTTTATTTCTACGGATTACCAAGTGTACCTGACTGGTAAAGGTAACTTCCGTTTTGATATTGCTAAGACCTTGAAGTATAAGGGAAACCGTAAGGATGCTGTAAAGCCTATACACTTGCAGCACATACGGGATTATCTTACAACTAAGTATGAAGCTACTGTCAGCGAAGGCGAGGAAGCTGATGATCTGATTGCTATTGCAGCAACAAAGATAGGGATGAAGGCAGTAGTTGCATCCATAGACAAGGACATGCTACAGATACCATGTTTCCACTACAACCTGACTAGGCGTGAGCTTAGTGCTGTTGGAGAGTTTAGTGGTACGAAGTTCTTTTATACTCAGATACTTACAGGTGACAAGGCTGACAACATCAAGGGGCTGCATAGATGTGGCCCTGTAAAAGCAGGTAAGATTCTTGCTGAGTGTGACACAGAGATGAAGCTGTGGGATTGCCTTGAAGCTTACGAGGGTGACACAGAACGTGTCATTGAGAATGCTAGACTTCTATGGTTACGCAGAGAAGTAGATCAACTATGGGAGCCACCTGTTGAGCAAGACAAGAACAGCTAAGGCTAAAGGTAGGACAGGCCAGCAAGAGGTACGGGATAAGTTGCTTGAGACTTTCCCTGAGTTTGAGCCTGATGATATCAAGAGTACTACTATGGGCGACACAGGGGAAGACATACAGTTATCCCCAGCCGCCCGTAAAAAGATGCCGATAAGTATTGAAGTTAAACGCAGGAAGGGTGAGCTTAAGACTGTCTACGGATACATTGAGCAAGCCTCAAAGCATGGCAAAGGAGAGCCTGTAGTTTTCTTTCGTTCAGATAGAAAGCCTTGGGTTGTCATGGTAGGTATGAATCATTATGCTGAACTCCTTAGAAACTGGAAGAAAGAATAACTATGTCAATAAAAATATGGGACATATTACGTGGCCCTATATCTAGGGAAGACAGTGAGGATGCTGATGATTATCCTGATGAGTGTGACCATATGTTAGTGTGCAAAGTAGAGATTGATGGGGAGTTAGTAGTTGCTGACTACTGGTTTGAAAACTACGAGGATGCTAACGAATGGGTCAAACACTTTAGTAAAAGCATTGAGCCACTTGAAGTAAATTATGGGGGTGAGTATGATACATAGCTTGACTTCTGTAATTTGTTTGGTATAACTAGGGGTTTCCGATGATGGAATATGAAGTTATATTAAATATAAAAGTAGACCCAACTTGTAACTATTTAGAGGTGGATGATAATGAAAGTTCAAGGGTAGTCCTTGAGTTGATACAAGATATGATCTATGAAATAGATGATCTTATTATAGATAAAATAGAGGTGACAAGACATGAGTAAAGTAACACTTGATAGTATAGAATACGACTCAGAAGATTTTACTGAGGGTCAACAAAAGATTCTTAGTGAGATAGTCTATAATAAAAACTTGGCTTCCAACCTAAGTTATCAGGTGACAAGTCTTAACGTAGTATCTGAAATACTATCAGATAAACTCAAAGCTTCTTTAGTAGAGGACAAACTAGATGATTAGTGCAGAAGATATGAAAGCCTTTCAAGACTACAGTGATTGGGTAGAAGATAAGATTATCACCAGTCCAAAAGACAGACTTATGGAAAATACATTAGGTCTTATGGGGGAAGCCGGTGAGGTAGCAGAGAAGATTAAGAAACGTATCCGTGATGACACTAAGGTAGAGCCTGAAGAAATTGTCAAGGAACTTGGCGATGTTATCTTTTATGCTACTGCCTTGTCTAACTTTTATGGTGCAAGCTTAGGTGTCACCATTGCTGAGAATATGATGAAGCTAGACGGACGTGAAGCCAGAGGTACAATTAAAGGTAGTGGAGATGGAAGATAAAGATGCAGTCAAACGTGCTGCTGAGTTAATGAGACCTATTGAGCAACAGATCATGATGTGCGACAACAGAGAAGAAACCCTGTTGTTTGCGTGTGCTTTACTTGAAAGATCAAAGACTATCCTTGAAGCTCATATAGGGAAGAGAGGAAGAAGAGAACTATTTGTAATGGGAAACGAGATATGAATAACAACTACCTACCTACTGACTACCAAACCTTTATTGCTACTAGCCGTTACGCTAGGTGGCTTGAGGATGAAGGCCGACGAGAAACATGGGGAGAGACTGTTCATCGTTACATGAGGCATATTGTCTATCAGGCTTTACCTAGTTTGGGTGAACCAGTGGATGACTATGACTACGGTGCATTAGAAATAAAAATACGTGATGCTATCCTTAGCCTTGAGGTCATGCCTAGTATGAGGTCAATGATGACAGCGGGTAAAGCTGCAGACAGGGATAATACATGCATGTATAACTGTAGCTACCTACCCGTAGATGATCCTAAGTCTTTCGATGAGGCGATGTTCATCCTCCTTTGCGGGACGGGGGTTGGTTTCAGTGTTGAGCGTCAGTTCATTACTAAGCTCCCAGACGTTCCTGACCTTTTCCAAAGCGATACGACTGTCGTCATCAAGGATAGTAAAGAAGGGTGGGCGAAAGGACTCAGGCAAGTTTTGGCACTCCTATGGGCAGGTGAAATCCCTAAGTGGGATGTATCTAAAGTCCGTCCTGCCGGTGCTAGACTAAAGACATTCGGTGGTAGAGCATCTGGTCCTGCTCCGTTGATTGATCTGTTTAACTTTGCTGTCACTACTTTCAGGCAAGCACAAGGACGTAAGTTGTCTAGTATAGAGTGCCATGATTTGATGTGCAAGATAGGTGAGGTAGTTGTAGTAGGTGGAGTTAGACGTAGTGCTATGATCAGCCTGTCTAATTTGTCTGATGATCGTATGCGTCATGCTAAGTCAGGCAACTGGTGGGAGAATGCGGGGCATAGAGCTTTGGCTAATAACTCTGTTGCTTACACTGATAAGCCTGATAGTATGTCATTTATGCGTGAGTGGACAGCCCTTATGGAGAGTGGGAGTGGTGAACGTGGAGTCTTCAACAGAGAAGCATCAATTAAACAAGCTGCAAAGAATGGCCGTAGAGAGTCTTGCTATGAGTTCGGAACAAACCCCTGTTCAGAAATCATTCTTAGGCCGAATCAGTTCTGCAATCTTACAGAAGTTGTTGTCCGTGCTAACGATAGTTTGGAAGACCTTACAAGAAAAGTCGGTATTGCAACTATACTTGGAACAATACAATCCACCTACACACACTTCCCATACCTGCGAAAGGTGTGGCACACCAATACATCAGCAGAACGTTTGCTCGGTGTGTCACTCACAGGGATAATGGATAACCCATTGCTGACCTTATCTAATCAAGGCTTGGCTAGTACATTGGAGCATCTTAAAAATGTGGCTATTTCTACTAACGCTGAGTGGGCTGACCGTCTTGGTATCCCTCATAGCACTGCTATTACTTGTGTCAAGCCCAGTGGAACAGTTTCCCAACTGGTTGACTCAGCTTCTGGCATTCATGCTCGTCACTCTCCCTATTATATCCGTACTGTTCGTGGAGATAATAAAGATCCATTGACTCAGTTTATGATTGATCAAGGTATACCCAACGAGCCTGATGTTATGAAGCCTGATGCTACCACAGTGTTTAGTTTCCCTATGCAGTCTCCTATGGGTGCAATTCATACTGCTGACATGACAGCTTTAGAACAACTAGAGATGTGGTTGATGTATCAACGTCATTGGTGTGAGCATAAACCTAGTGTTACTATCAATGTCAAGCCTGATGAATGGTTTGAGGTAGGGGCATTTGTGTACAAACACTTTGATGAAATGTCAGGTGTATCCTTCTTGCCTTACAATGAGCATACCTATCAACAGGCACCATATCAAGAATGTACAAAGGAAGATTTTTACAACATGATAGATGCATCACCTATTAAGATTGATTGGACTAAGCTATCATCATACGAGCAAGAAGATAATACATCAGGGATGCAGACGATGGCATGTACTGGGGATGTGTGTGAAATGGTAGACATTACTTGAAATAACCACCTGAGTATGTGGCTAAACTACTCCAAACAAGGAGAACTAAAATGATTTGGGTTTATGTAGTAGTTATGGCAATGGGTTCAGCCCCTGCAAAAGAAGATAAATTTATAGTACATGCAACTAATCTTGCTTTTTTAACCGAAGAGTCTTGTCAAGAGTGGCGAGAGTATGATATGCTACGCTTGTACAATACAAGACCAAATGAAAATGCCAAGGCTGTAAGCCAGTGTTTTTCTCTACCTCTATTTAAACAAGGAACTAAATCTTAATGGCTGTAAGAAAAAGTTTTAACAGAGCATTGTATGAAGCATATGATGCTGCTGCTAAGGACAAACTTGTAACTTTACTTGAACAAAAAGGACACACCATTGTAAACACAGAAGAAAACTACTATGTAGATGTAGTGTCACAGAAAGATGACTACACTTACTTCAATGAGGCAGAGGTAAAAGTAGCATGGAATGGTGACTGGCCTACACATTGGGCAGAGATTAGGATTCCAGAAAGGAAGCAGAGATTACTAGACAAGTATGATGGTGCTAATGGTGTACTAAATTTCTATATCTTCCGTAAAGATATGAAGCAATGCTGGCGCATAAAGGATACTTGTTTGACTAAAGAGAGTCTCAAAGAAGCTAAGGGTAGATACATACAGAAAGGTGAGCAGTTCTTCCACATCCCCTATACTAACGCAGAACTAATTGTACTAGAGAAAGAAACCAACGATGGCTAAATGGAAAGAGTTGGCTGTGGATATGGTAGAACATCCACCCCATTACAACGCAGCAGGTATTGAATGTATTGATGCTATGCAAGCTATGGCTGAGAATGCACCTGTCGGTGCGCATGAAGCATACTGCTGGCAAAACTCTTTCAAGTATCTTTGGCGATGGCCTTACAAGAATGGCTTGGAAGACTTGAAGAAAGCACGTTGGTACTTAGATAGACTTATCAGTGAGGTAGAAAAAGAATGAAGCCATATGATCAGGGCAGAGAAGCTTTTATTAAGGGCAAGTTAGGTAATCCCTACAAGATAGATACACGACCTAACAAAGATTGGGAGTTCGGTTTTAACACCGAGTATTTCAAGAACCTAGAAAAAGTAAAACAGTATGAGCAATCTAGAACAGGAAGCTAAAAAGTATACACGCAAGAAGCGTAATCCAGATATGATAAAACCCCTCACTGCCCGAAGGTATCTAGCAGGACAAGCTCTTGCTGGATTACTATCAGGTAGTAGAGGGGCTTTAAATATGTCTGAGGTAAGGCGTTCAGCATATGAGTGGGCAGACTTTATGTTAGAGGATGAGTGTGGTTAGTCTAGGCCAAGATCACCATAAAATATCTTGTCGTAGTTGTCAGACAAAGCTTTAATTTTTTGTAGGATAATTAAACCATCTTCCTGCTCAAGAAGATCTTCAATATTACCTTCTACACCCAGATAGTCCATGACTCTTTGGGTTTCTTTTTTGTCTCTACTAGAAAGAACACGTACCATCTCTAAACTTTTAGGCACTGCACCTGTTTTAAATACAGCAAGCACTTTCTTTCTAGCATCCCCTACAATTTCTGATATTACTTTTTCTTTCTCTGCTAATGACATTCTAAAATAAGTTGGGTTCTTTCTTAAGTACCTAACAGCAGAGTTGTTTAAGTATGGTTCAATCATAGCATTCATTTTGTTTCTTATTACTGGTGGCCCATCAAATGGTATTGCTTTCCAAGAACTTCTACCTGCAGAATTTAACATGACTTCTATTGGTGTAGGTTCAGGTGATTTTCTTTCTGCTAGTATTTGTTTACCTATATCAACAGGTTTATTGTATCCACGAGTAGCAGTAGCTTTACGTGGTAAATCATCAACAGTATCAAACAAATTATTTACATATTTTAATGCATTGTTGTATGTTTGACCGCCCTGCTTTAGATCAGGTGTCATGTTAGAGTCAGTCAGTAGCCCGTACACTTGGTTAGGCATGTCAAGTGGACGTGTTGCGCCTTGTAAAACTTTTGCTATAGGTGGTCCAAAAAAATCTCCTAGTGCTTCAGGTATACTTTGAGAGTCAATAATCTCTTGACCCCATGCTTTTAAAGTTCGTGTAAATCCATCTACATCACGTACAGATTGACCTCCGACTTGATCAAACAGAGCCTCAATTAACTCTCCCGGTACTTCTGAGTATTTAAAGTCTCTAATATCATTACTATCTCCAAGACCATGAGCAAAGATTTGTTGCATAACTCTTATGGTAGAAATAGGCCATTCAAAAGTACGGTCATCAATAGAGCCATCTTCATTTCTATCTTGATTCCACGCAAGTCCTTCTGCAATTTTTTCTCTGGCTTCTGGTACACCTAAAGCAATAAAGGACCAACCTGCAGCCATCTTTCCAAAAGCTTCAGCACCTTCTTGGGTTGCAAAATCTAATTGTTTACCTGTAATTTTGTAGGTAAAAAATCTTGCTGCATTTATACCTGTAAGATCAGCCATTGTAGCTATGGTAGTGTTAAGAAAACTACCAAAAGGAACTACATAACCTATTGCTTTTGTGTTTGTATACTTTTCAATATCTGCTGCTATAGCTCTAAACGCATTGTTAGCAGGTAGTGTTGACCAATTAACAGAAGCTGTCTCCCTTAGTGTTCTAAAGGTAGCCTTTTCAAGAACTTCTTTTTTAAACTTATCTGATGCCATCTCTAATGCAGCTTCAGTAGAGTCGGCAAAGAAATCTTGTGGTGTCTTACCGTAAGCCCTCATGATAGCTTGATTTACGTTAGCACCAAATGCCCAAGTCTTAGTTATCTCATCCTGTAACCTTACCATAGTAAGTGTTTGTGCGCCTTTAGTTGTAGCGTCTAGAGTTTTAACTGTCTTGTATGCTAAACCTGTAGGGTCCAATGTTGCTTTAGGATTTATTATCTTTCCTTGGGAATCTACTCTACCTTTAGCATCCAAATTAAAAAGTTTTAAGTTATCATTAGCACCACCATCACCCGCTATATCACGAAAGATCTTCTCCATTTCTTTAGGGTTAAACTCTAGTATTGTTTTTGCATACTCCATAGAGAGTTCTGGTGAAACTGCGTCAGCTCCCCTACGTACAGCACCAAGTATAGAGCCATAGCCTCTGTTGTAAGCCTGTTGAGCTTTGTCAAGATCACCTTTAGCATATTTATAAAAAGCACCCTGACTAAAGTTAGCAGCAGAAGTAAACACATCGGCAACAGTGTTTAAAGTAACTAAAGAAGCAAAACCTTTTATGTTAGCTCCTGTTGTAGCTAAGTGTGAAGTGAGTAGCCGTTTATAAACTGACAAACCAAACTGTTGGTACTTAGGTTTATCAGCTTCTTTAACTCTTCTACCTGCAAGTTCCTCCACCAATTCTTTTGCGTCTAACCCTAAGTTATCTAAACGAGATATCTCAGAGGGTGTCCACAAGAGTTTACCACCAGCACTTGTTTTATTTATAAAATGTTGAGACACAGACTCAGGTGTGTAACCTATCCCAAGGCTTTTACCAGTAGACTTTTCAAAGTTTAACACCATGTTTTTAACAGTGTCCTCTGGTAGCATAGTTATAGCTTGACCATACACACCTGTTATTTTGTTTTCTTCTAGCATGGATTTATGTACTACAAACCCTGCATCTTTTAAGGCTTCGTAGTAACCCTTCTTATCTTTGTCAATATCACCAAACCAAAAGCGTTTATAAAAAGCATCAACAAGATTAATATCGGAAGTTTCTTCTGATCTAAACTCTATGCCTAACTCAGATTCATCCTTAACATCCTTCCAATTTAAAAATTGTTTAGGGTCTCCTTTGATAAGACCAAAGTTGTTGTCGGTGTAATCTATTAGTATATCTTCATTCTTTAAAGCCCTTGCACGTGATGCTTGTGTAGCAGCTTCAGCACCTAAATCTAAGGCAACTTTATCTATCTCTTTATAGCCAATAAATGTATCTTTTAAAGCGTCAGACTTACGTAATTCTTTTATACCTAAGCCACCGAAATACAAAGCTGGTATTACCATAGCACCAGCAGCAGCTAAGGCTGTTTGTGCCTTGCTGTATTCTTCTTGTACATTAGTGTCTATTAACTGCATCTGATAGCCAATATCAACACCCATGTTGATAGCAGCGTCAGCTATAGTTACAGGTGCAGCCTTGGCTACTGTAGCAGCTACAGCTTTTCTTGCAGCAGTCTTAGTCATGCCACTCTTAAGGTAATTCTGAAACTGTCCCATCATTGCATTGCGTAGCATTAGGCCATTTGTTTTAGTTGCACCCCAGCTAAGTATCTTGCCTATACCAAACGCACCAAGAGTCATAGGATCATGCACTGCATTCTTAGTGTAATCCCATGTAGCATCAACCATCTCAGACAGGGTTCCATTACCAGTAAAAGCATTACCCATACTATCAAAAAGCATATAACCTGCACCAAGTTTTCTTTGAGTATCTTTATTTGCAGACAAACCAAAGACAACTTCGTTAGCTGTAGTTACACTTTGACCACCAGCAAAAGATCTTTGATATTCTTGCCAAGTTTCAAAAGCCTCCTCTGCATCCATAGTAAAGTAGTCCCTAGCACCTCCCGGTGTCTTACCACCAGCAAGCCAAGTAGCACCTCTATAGATATCACGGCCGATGCCTGTTTGATTACGAGCAGCAAGACTTGTACGAAGAACTTTCATTAACCTTGGGTCAGCAATGATTTGTTCTTTAGTCAACTCTGCTGCACTAAGATTGCCTTCAACAGCACCGTACTCTTTTAGTACTTCGTTAAAGTCCATGAAGCCGCCATCATCTGTTTCAACAAACCTAGTAGAATCTTCTATCCCATCAATAGAGTCTTCGTACTCACTTGGTTGTAGTATCAAAGGGTCTTCATAATCATCCTCAACTTGTATTTCAGGTATAATTTTAGGCTGTAAAACAAGAGGCTCTTCGTATTCATATACTAAATTACCCAAGTTATTGTACCCCTCCTATACGAATTTTCTTCCCTGTGGAAAGATTAAGAACTTCCATACCTTTTTTTAATATACCACTTTGAAAAAGTGCCATTGCAACATCCCTGTTAGGAACCTCTATTACAGTATCTCTTTGTACCGTAAAGGCAGGATTAAGTGGTGCATCTAGTAGCTTAGGGTCATACTTTATAATTTCTTGCATAAAATTATTTCCGTATAGATAAGCAAGAGGTGCAAAGTCACCATCTTTATTATCAGCAAGAGCTGTACTAACTTCAACTATACGATTTTCTATCCAAGTTTTTTCTGCCTGAATATTATCAGATAAATTACCCCCAGTTTGTTCACTTATACTTAATATTTCAGAAGCTCTTTTATTTAATCTAGACATTTCTTGAGTAGCCCGGCTTAGACTAAATTCTACTCCACGTTTATCTGCTGCAGAAAGCTCTGCTTGAGTTGATTTTTCTTGTAAAAATAAACTCTTTGGTGAAAATGAAATATCAGGATACTGATTTATTGGAGGGGTAATTATAAGTTTTTCTACATCAGTAAGTTTAACATCAAATAACTCTTCGTATTTAGTTATATCAAAGGTAGGGCTGTTACGTTGTGTAACAATAAGAGATTCTAATGCATCGTTATATAAATCTATAGGCAGTTCAGAATTTTTACCATAGAGTTTTTGATGTTTGGTATTAGTTTGTTGAAGTTTTTCTACAATCATCCTTAAATTTCTAGGTCCATACCCCGCTGATTTAGTTATTAATTTATCATTAATATCAAGGTCTTTTAATATATTAATGTAATGTTGTGAACTTTTCAAAGGCACTTTGCTATTACTTTTAGAGGCTACTTGATAATCTCCGCCAGCAAAACTAAAGCCATGTTTACTTGCGTATTTAGCAAGCAGATCTACTTTCTTAAGCCGCATGTTCTCAGAGTTTAAAGCATCAAGTTTAGCTTCAGCTTCCTCTTGTCTTTTTCTATCTTTTGCACTTTCATAACCTTGAAGTATACCTTGCCACATACCCATATCATATATCCCTTTCAGGTCTTGCCATTAGTCCTTGAGGCTTTTCTTCTTCTAACTGAGGGGGCATATCTTCTACTTCTTGCTTGGGTAGAGATGCTTCAAGATCTTCAAGGTCTGGTTCTTTATTCTTCTTAATGTTGTCAAGAATTTTACGAGCTTTACTTTCACGAATAGCATACATACGTTCTTCAGAAGTGTCTTCTTCTTCTATACCTTCAACGTAATCAATACGTGCAGCATCAGCCATACCAACAATGTACTCATGCACAATGGGGCCAATGATTAAGCTAATGTCTATGCTGTGTTCCCCCTTAGACACAGCGTTACGTAACAAACCCTCTGTAAGTGTTGTAACCTCTATACCTAGTTGTAATGCATCTAGTGCAGCTTCTATTTTTTTAGGCTTATTAAGTTCTTCTAAGTGATACGCTAAAGCCTCTTCAGGTAGTATCATTCTTGGGGGGTTTTCCCAAGCGTAATTCTTTGGTTCGCTGGTTAAGGACTGTCCCGGTATTACTGTGTTAAACATTATTTATTCCTTGTACAGTGCATTGCCAGATAACTTCATAAAGTTAAATGCATCAATTCTTTCAGGTGTTTTAAGCATACCCGGTCCATTAACTATCCCAGTAACTTTCTTTGTGTTGGAGAAGTCTGTTACTGCAGGTCTTACATTAGTTTCCCAAAACCAAAAAGCAGTATCTGCTGCAAGTTCTTTATCTAAAACTAAATCAGGATCATCTGCTAGAGCCGAATATCCAAGAGCTTTACCAGCAGCTTTATAGTTGTAGTCATGAGTTAATTGTAGGAACCCTCTGCCTCTGTATTCTTTACCACCACCATATCTATCTTTACCACCTCCGTACTCTTCAAGAGTCCTAAAGTAATTTGTTTCTATTGCAGACTGTGCCATAAACTGTGCAAGTTCTTCACCTTTATAGCCACGGTCTTTAGCTTTTTCAAAGATGTAACTCTGTAACTCATTTTGTTTTTTATTAAAGGTTGGTACAACATTTTCAAAACGTGGAAACTCACTCTCACGAGATGCAGGAGGTTTAACTTGACCTAACTCATCACCAGTGTCAGAGTAAAAATCTTCGTCATACTTAGCCTCTATCTCATCTCGTAATAATTGATTTTGATTACGAATTTCTCCATAAGCTTTATCTAATAAAGAACGTGTATCTTCATTTGTCTCTCGTCTACGTCTAACAAGAGAAGAATTTTTTTGTTCTTCTAATAAAGAAGTATCTAGTCTAGGAATATTCCTACCCATTGGACCTTTTTTTTGAAGTCTTATTGTAGCTAAATCATGGCCGGTAGGTTTCTTAGTCTCTGCGTTTGAAACATAACCACCTTCAAAAAAACCTCGCATGTCTTCTTCATGCATAGCTCTGGCTTTTAGTATACCTGCTTTTAAAAAATTTTTTGCCATTATAAAATTAATCCTAATCAAATATTATATCAGCAATTATTTTAGCCTTTGCCGTATCTTCTTCAGCATCAGCAATTGCTTGATATTGTTCTAGTGTTTTATCTCCAAGAAGAATCTGTAAATTACGTTCTTCTAATGCTTCAGCTTCTCTATGGGCGTAGTCCATAATGTCACGTTCTTGTTGCCATATCTGTTCTACAGCTCTAGTTGTTAAGGCATTAGCTTGAGAAGCAGATTCCATGTTTACTTGATTTTGTGCAGCGGTGTCTAATGTTTCAGCATTTTGTCTCCATACAGCATTAGATTGTGCTATTGTCACTCCATTTTGATTTTCAAGAACTGCACGAGCTTCTTTTAAGCTTGCGTTAAATGTATCTAGAGTATTTGTTGCAGCAGCATTTGCCATAGAGATAGCATTTTTTTGTGCAGCATTAGCCAGATCAACAGACGTTTTTAAGTTAGCCATAAATTGATTAGTTTGGTTTTCACTAGAAGCGTTAAATTGCCGTGAAGCATTTTCAGCAGCAGTGTCCGACAAGATAGCGCTAGTAATAGCTTGAGCTTTAAACATAGCTGCTTCTTGTCTGTTATCTAAGTTCTTTAAATCCATCTCTAAGAAAGTCTTAGCATTCTGAACAGCAGCCTGTTGCTTGTTGTCTAGATTTTTTAAGTCCATGGTTGCCATAGCTGCAGCATCAGCCATAGTCTTAGCATTTTTTGCATTCATGTTTGTTATGTTTGCTGTCTGTGCTAACCTTGCATTTTCTAAAGTAATCTGTTGATCAGCAGTAAAGTTTAAGTTAGCAATCTCAGAAATTTTTGCAGCATTAAGTACCTTTGCTTGAAACTTTTGATCAAACTCTACTTTAAGAAATTCAGCCCTTTGTTGTGAAGCAAGTACAGTAACTTGTTGCCTGTTACTAAGGTTGTCTCTTTCAAACTGAGCAATGGTTGCAGCATCAGCTTGTGCGATAGGTAGTGCAGCTTCCATAGCAGCCTGTACAATGGCTTGTCCTGCCATACTACTAGCACCTAACCCACGTGCAGCAAGAGTTGCTGTAGCTTGTCTCATAGCTCCTGCTGCCCATGATGGTGTGTTACCACCCTCAAAGTCTTCCATCAACCCTTCTAGTTGGGCTTGGACTGTGTAACCTCTATCACCTTTTCTTATAAGATTACCTTCTGCATCATACTTATCTGTAGCACCTGTGTCTATTTGAGCAGCTTTTGTTTTAGCTATTGTGTCATCTACGTCTTTTTGTTCTGCATCGGTAAAGCCAGTTTCATCTAGTGTTTCTTTTTTGCTAACAAGATTACCTTCTGCATCGTATATATCTTCAGTTTGTAACTTACGTTTAGTTGTTTCATCTAAGGCATCAATCTGAGTAAAGTTACCTTTTATAGGTTCCCCATTTTTATCAACAATAACATTACCGTCAGCATCAAAAATGTTTGTACCTAATTGAGCTATCTTATCTAGACCAGTCCCGGTAATCTTCTTAGCATCACCTTGAGCAGCAGTCACCTTAGCTTTCTCAGATACAGTACCTTGTGCTGACTCTAAGCTACCATCTTTGAACTTACCTTCAGGTTCACCTTTAACAAAACCTTCTGGTGGATTTGAGAGTACTGCTGTCTTTCTATCAACTGTAATTTTTTCCCCTGTTGTAGGGTTGTGAAAGGTTACTTCAAGAATTTTATCAGAATTAACTTTCTTTTGTTCTTCAAGATCTGTTACAACTTTTTGTAGTCTTTTTAGCTCTGCTGTTTCTTCTTCTGTAGGTGGATCACTCATAACAAAATTGGTTACAGAAGTATTTGCCTCTGTTATTTGTGGATCAAATCTAGCAGAAACTTCATTAATTTTAACTTGTTCTTCTTCTGTAGGAGCAAGTTGAGCTTCTAGTTCAGCAGGAACTTCACCGCCGGGAAATACCATAGGATCAAACTTTACATTCTCAAGCGGAACAGTTACGTAGTCTCTCTCTCCACCTGTTAGTGAAGACCTAATATCACCTGTTGCTGTCTTAGTAGTTACTTTAGAAGCTGTAATATCGTCAGGTTTCTCTACATCAGTAGCGGTAGCTATACCTTTTGGACCACCCTCTTTGTAATAACCGGGTGTAGTAACAGTACCTCTTGCCCCTTCTAAAAGGGCATTCATTTTATCTGTTACAGCCTGATCTACTGGCAGACCATTTGTAAATCTTAAAGCCTGAACTGTATCTGCCCCAGTTATTTCCCCAAAAGGAGGAACTAAATCATATTTTTCATCATAAGGTTTATTTTGCACTGTTATTTCTGCAATCGACTGCTTAATATCATCAAGAGCTTTTGCTTTTCTTTCTCCTGTTAGTACAGGCTCAATAGTTTCAACAGGCTGTACATACTCTCCTTTTGTACCCGCTAAATCTATCGGGGTCGCAATCTTGCCAACAGATTCGTCTACAGTTGCACCTACAGCATTTTTATTTATTGTTGCTACAGTGGCTTTTTCAACAGCTTTGGTAGGATCAGTGTTAATATCAACTATTAATTTTCTTTGACCTTCAAGAGCTTGCTTTGCCATACCTGCTAGTCTTTCTTTTTCTGCAGCTTCAGCGGCTTCAGCAGCTAGTTCTTCTGCGGTTTTAGTCTCAGCTGCATCTGGATCGGGATTATTTTCATCGTGTACATGTCCTGCTACACCTCCTTCATGGTATTGTTTACGTACCATACTACCGTCAGCAGTTACAACCTTTTTTCCTTGACCCTGCTTGTAAAGCATAATTGCCCTATTAACAATAGCTTTTGAAACAGGACTTTCTAAATTTCCACCCCGGCTTTTTATTGCGTTAGTAGCTCTGTTTATAAGCTTAACAATATTTTGATCTTGCGCCATAGCTGCACGTGAATTGGGTGTATCAATGTTTTTATTAACTGCTGGGTTAATCATTATTAAAATCCGTCCTTTAATCCATCAAGTATATCTTGAACCGATACTCTTTTCTTAGCGTTAGGTGTGTATCTGCACATATACGTCTTAGGGCATTCACTAAACTTAAACATAGGGTAGTGATATCCTATTGTACCATTAGGTCCACGGTAAATGCAAACCATTTCTCCTTGTATCTTAACTCTTTTTGCTAGGTGACACTGTACAAACTCAGGGTGACTTAACAGCCCTGCTAACACAAGGGGTAACACAACAAGATTAATCATTAACCAATTCCTAGTGCTATCAGATATATGCCCCCACCTAATACACTAATGATTAGAAACGATAGAGTACATATAGCTAAGTTATTCTGTATTTGTCTTTTAGTTTCCATAGCTTTATATATAGTTTCTTCTCGTTCTTTACGTATTTGCCTACGCATCCCTAACATTTCATCGTATGTGCCTACACCAAACCTAAAGTCTAACATAAACTTTATTTCTTTTTCTTTTTCAAGCAATGTCTTTTTACGAACAACAATGTCCATTGCTTCTTGTTCAATGTTATCGCTACCGTGGGTCTGCTTGTCTAACCATGTAGGTTTCTTACGTTGTGACTCAGCCCTAGTAATATCAGCTACTGCACCGTACCACTTACCTAGTTGCTGTGATACATCCTGTATCTCTCTACCAGCACCTACTAGCATCTTGACCCCTTTAAAGGCTGCATTAGCTGCAGCAAAAGCTGTAACGGGGTCAATCATTTAACTATCTCTTTGCGTGATTAGTCGTAACCACATTTAATGCTTCCTTAATTGCTTCTACATTGGCATCAATACGTGCAATCATTACGTCATTCTCATGAATATCATTGGC